TCTCTGCATTGTTTTAAATGATCCCAGGCTTTTTGTTTTTCCTCTCTTTCAACAAATGGTAATAACTTTTTACAAGAACGACATGTAAATGTCATCTTTGGAGTACCTGGTTCATGAATTACTTTAATATCCTTTCCACTTGTTGTTTTTGCAACTGACACTTGTTCCTTAGTTCTTCCAGTTGGTTTATAAACCTTTACTTGTTCTTTACCTACTTTTGTAAACTGAACTTTCTTTTCCACCTTTTTACTTTCACCTTCCTTGGTTTCAACTATTGCCGAAGGACGTGGTGTTGATAAATAATCTCCATCCACGGGTTTTTGTACTACCAGGGCGTCTGAAAAGGGGTCAACATATCCAATAATTCCTGAATTCACATTATAAATTACTTCACTCTGTGAATCCATTTTAATTTGATTATTTAATGGAACAACGTGAAATTTTCCAGCTGCGATTTTTAATAAATCGTCTGATGATTTGTTTGCAGTTTTTCCTAATGGTTTTTCAATATCTGTTATACATAACTGCAAAATCTTTTTATGCATACTACCTCCTCTAAAGAAATCTAGATTAATCTCAGGAGCCTTAATATGTATATATTTACTCAAATCCTTAACCCCAGCTTCTTTCAATTTATTTACTTCCTCATCACAGAAGTAACCACCAGACCAATCAGGATGACACTCACGACAATGCCATTCCCAATCACAATCAAATACATTTAATTCACAGTTAGGACAATAATATGCACTACTTGGGAAGTATTTGAGTAAATGATCATTATATTTACACTTTGAAATGTGTGCTCTGAAATAGGGAACAAAAATTTCCTTATTACAGGCATCACATGGTTCAGTTTCTCTATCAAAAATTTTCTTTTTAACATAATGATCATGCTTCATCAAATCTGGGTTAGGGATATAAAAAGGTCTTTCCTTGACCTTTAATTTCTTTGCTTCACCTCTTTTCTTTAATCTTTTCTCTTGATTTGAAGAACCACCTGTGCACAACCAACCAACTCCGACACCAGCTATTGTGAGAAGGCAAACACCTCCAACAACAACCATCCAGAATTTGGGATCCTTTATATCTATTGTTGTGACTATATCTTTTAATTTTCCTCCGAAACCTCTTTTCTTCTTATCTGAAACATCAAGTTCCATCAAATCTAACTTCGGTTTTGAAACTACTAAAGGATCGATAGGAGCAGATCTTAACACTTCCTTCTGATATGATTTATCACCAAAAAGAGTAGTTACTGGACAAATATCCAGATTAGGATTTCCTGTTACTAATTTATACTTTGTTCCCAACAAAGTTTTTGGTTGTCCATTTCCATCATCCTTAAATAAAACGTGTAAATCGACAACTGGATTACTACCTGTAACCCATAAATCTGTCATAAAATGTCTTTGTCTATTATAACTGACTGAGTTTATTCTAACAGGAACCAAATTTTCCTCATTATCGGAACTTAATGTGATACTATACTCCGTATCATGATGTATACCGGTGAATGGAAAGACAAAATATCTTTCATATTGTTTTGTATACATTCCAGGTGTATTTAATGCTAATACATAAGCTAAATCATTTATAAAAAGTGGATCTTCACAACTTACTAGCATATCAGCAAAAATTTCTTTTGAACCCTTAAAAGCTGCATAACCATTAGTACAAACTTTGTATTTATGTGCAGCAGGGTCATAATTTCTATCTCCCAAAAAGGATGCCATAACTGCTGTAATCATAGCATAATATCCTGTTACTAAAGTAGACAGGTATGGTAATTTTTCAGTTTCCAATGGTCTCTTCATTCGATCAAATTTAGTTGGAAAGAAAAATGTTACTAAAAAGTTTTGAATATCATAAGTATAGAAAGTCGTAATTACGTCTTCTCTAGTAGGAAAACCTGACTCTCCAACAATATTAAAACTATTCAAATGTTTTTGCATTTTTCTATTTAATCTTAAATTCTCTTCTTCAGTTACTTTATTCTTTGTTTTATTAACAACTATTCCAACATTATTATCACCTTCGGGATCAAGTTTCTTATCAGTAAAGAAACCCATTAAATTTTTTGCCTTACCAACAATGGATAAGGACATTTGCCCAAGATCACGAAGTGCGTTGTACTTTGAATTACTAATAAAACCAACAGTTGCTCCAACTAAAAGTCCAATTCCAATCAAGTAATCTAACAAAAGTGCAGCTACTTTCATTCCTCGTTCAAAACGGGAATCATTTTCACTGAACTTTGCTTCTCCCTTGAATTTATTCTTTGTACTGTACTTTATTACCAAAGAGGTAATAGCAGCAATTCCAAATGCAACCATTAAAGGATTTTCTGAAAACCAATTTAAAACATCTGCTTTACCAGCAAATTGTTTTGTTGTATCATCCACCTTTTTCATAACCTTATCAACATTATGTGAAACAGTTTGTTCCACTTCGTGTCTAACTTTCTTAACTGTATCATTTACAGTACTAGAAACAGATTCCTTTACATTTAACATTGCTTTTAACATTTCATTTTGCATTGTTAATTGTACGGTGTTAACTGTTTCTTTTATTTCAGATTTAATTCCCACAATGTGAGCATTAACCTGATTATTAATGGATGCAGCTTGTGTATCCATTTTAATTTCCACTCCTTTAACAGTGGTAGTTAATAAGGTAAGGAATTTATCTTCCTTTTCTTTAGACACTTCCTCCATTTTATTTCCTACACTTGCCATCCAGATCATCAACTTAGCAAGCATTCCTATTAAAAGGAACACTCCTATTTCCAATATTCCAATTTCCATTATTTTAAAGGACAACAATCAAATACAGATAAAAATAAGTACCTGATGTATCTTTTCTGTTGGTAATAATAATTGTCAATAAAATCTTTTGATTGTAATAGGTTGTCTAGTGTTAAATCAAATAATTCAAAACCTAACAAAAAGTCCTCCCAATCTACTGGTATAAATGTTTGGTCCTCTAAAATAAAATAAATATTATTTGCACGTAAAGCACTAATAATATCTTCTTCTACCTTTGAACCTAAATAATTATCGAGATCGAGATCTTCGTTGTCGAGTATCACGTAATATTGTAAACACCAATTGACAAACTTATTTAAGATTTTTGACTTACACTGATGTGTAAGAGACATAAATTATTCTAAATATTTGTCCACTATTGTTTGGACAGTTAATGGAATCTTAAAACCAAGACTAGTTGCTTCGTAAAACCAGTCGTGTGTATGCTCCTTGAAATATTTTTGTTTAGTGACTTGATGTCTATAAAAGAAATCAATAATTTGATCACGACTTATTTCACAGTAATATCTAACAGTAGGAAAATGTTCCTGGAGAAATTGACCAGGAAGTTTATAGCCTAATGATAAATATGTAACAGTAAAGAAATAGCAAAATTCTATATCTCTATGTTTTGAAATATTTTCTACTGTGTG